CCTAGTTTAGCTAAAAATACAAAAGGTGTAGCTAGTTGTCCTACTAATTCTACGACCGCGGCTAGAGAGTCTGCAAGGTTATCTACGCTCTCTGTTAAATCCTCGGTAGTTGTATCGCCTGCGAGCCGTGCAAAGGCATCGACTAAAGCACCGCCTACGGTTTCTTGTAGGTTTCCGTAAGCAATTTGTACGGCTGATACTTTACCCGCGTAAGTATCTAAACGAGTTGCATTTTGTCCGCTATATTGCTCGGTTAGTTTTTCTTGGATAGTTAAAAAACCCGCGGCGGTTAATTCTGTTTTTGATAGCCCCGTGTTGTATTTAGCTATACCTTTAGTTTGTCCAAGGTAGGCAAGGCTTAAATCTTTAGCAACCTCGGCGGCATCGATGCCAGTACCTGCCGAGATTTCGAGGGCAAGGTTTAGTAGATCCTGAGACTTAGTAAACGAGCCCGTCGTAGAAATTAGGGTCTGAAACGCAGGCCTTAAAACATCGTCGGCGACCGCAGCAGACTTTTCTAGGTCGGCTATAAATCGGGTTATGCGTGTATTCTCAAAGCCAAGCCCTAGATTTTCTACGGCCTTAGTTAAACGTACGGCGGCAGCTTCATCCTCGGCAAAAGCCTTAACGGATTTTTTACCAAATTGCGCTAAAGCCGCAGCTCCAAAAGTAACGCCAAAGGCTTTAGCTAAACTCTTTACGCTTTTCTCAAAGCCGCCTATTTGTTTTTGTCCCTTAGCAAGGGCCTTGCCGTCAAAGGTCGTAACGGCATTAACGAATAAATCGGGTAGCTTCATTATGCGGCCTTGTCGTAGCGGCCTTGGTTAAAGGCGGCGATAGTGTTTTCAATAGCTCTTACTACCGCTGCCGTAGCTTTACCTTGGTCCTCATACCACGCTCTATAAATCATGCGACCGCGAGAGGCTTGGTCGGGACCGTACAAAGGACCCATACGGCTAATAAAATTAGCACCCGCGCGAGGGTTATTAGACCTGCTCTTAGAGGAGCCGCCCGGGTTTTTACGTCCCGCGGTTTCATAGATAGCTCCACTTGCTGAGGCATTAGCTACTATGTACTGAGAGCTCCATCCCTTGCTATTGCGCTTACTTGGAGCTTGAGAGTAGTAAATCCCTTTACGTGTAGCCTCGGCGTTATACAAAGGAAAAAGGCGACGAGTCTTACCGCTTAAAGTAGACTCTCTAAAAGCTGAAGTCCGAGCCGTAATCTTTTTATCCTTAGCTCCATCGTCCCAGTTGTAAAGCCCACCGGGAGCAGCCGTAGGAGCGTAGTCCCTAGCCTTATCGCGAATAGGTATCATTACCCCTTTAATTTCTTTATTCATTTCTTTAAGTAGCTCGGGATCTATTTTACGCAGCGCGCGAATAGTCTCTTTAACGCCGTCTAGGTTTACGGACATTTTTAGACTCCTCCGCTTGCTCGTTTAATACCTTTACTAACATCTTAAACATCTCGGTATCTAGCTCGAGTACCGCTTGAGGCGCGATCCCTAACCTTATTGATAGTTGCGCTACCAAATGAGTTAGAGAGTCGCGCCCTAGCTTAAAGGCTCGTCGTCTAGTACCTCAACCTTAACTAACATATCGAGAAACTCGGCTCCAAACATAGGGACCGTAACGCCTGCCGACCTTAGGCACTCATGCGCCAGCCAGTACACGTCACTCTGTTTTTCATCCAAACGAAAGGCCTTATGAAAGCCTTGCTTTGCGTAAAGCTCAAAGGCGTACTCGATCCGTGGAGTTATCTGATGCTCAGTAACCTCACCGGTAACCCTTGTTATTTTGAGTCGTGCCATTTGTTAGCCCCTTTTCTTTAGTATCAAGTAGTAGTTAGTACGATTGGAGAATTACAGGTAAACGTAATCGACTGGCTGGCAATATCGCCCACGGCGCCATTAATGTCGGTCGTGTTGTTTACCAGGATTGTAGTGCTATATAAAGGGTTGGTAGCCGATGTAGCTGCGCTTGTCTGCTTTAGTGTGAGAGGTACAGTTGTACCCCACGCAGCTTGAAGCGTAGCGTTTACGTTAGCTGCCGCGGTATCGCTCAAAAAGTCTAGCGAGATGGTGCTAGTTTCCAAACCTTTTGTATATTTCCTGGAAGAGTCGCCCATAGCAGTTACCTCCAGCTCCTCAAAAATACGATTAATTGTTGCGCTAGTGACGTGATCGCTCAGTGCTACAGAGTTAAGAGTTACCACGACACCATTGGACATATATACGGCCATTTTATTTACTCCTCGTTTTCATCTGTTGGTGTGTCTTTTGGTTTGTTTTCTTTTTTTGGTGCTTCGGTAATCTGCCCTATCTTAATAAGAAAGGCGATGTCCTCGTCTGTTAGGCTCATGCTTAACTCCAGCTCGTTAGTATTTGGATAGTAATATCGGTAGTTAGTAAATCGCCGCTTTGTACGGTTAAAACACTTGGCGCGCTTACAGGGCCAATATTCATAACGATAGGTGAGGCCGCTAATTTGTCATAGACGGCGCAGACCATTTCCTCGATACCCTGTAAATTACCTTGGTTATCGTAGAGTGGCACGTTACAAATAATACGAAACGAGGCCATAGGCGAGATAGTGGCATACTCGTTATTGCTTGGAGTGATGTAGGGATCTGCCGGAGAAACGATTACGCTATTTGCGGTTATGGTCGCCGGAGGAAAGCTATAGGTATTCCAAACATTTGTATTAGAAAGGGCCGCAGCTAATGAGGCTCTAAGAGTTGTAATCGGCGCGGTCATTATCCGACCATCGCATTAGGGTTTATGTATCCCGCAATAAGCCCGCGGATTTTTCCTATCATGCTATTACCCATGCGGTAAGGGCTAGGGCTAAAGCCGTCTATAGATACGCCGCCTGTTTGTGAGACTTGGCGTGCCTGAAAAATATCTACCGCTAGGACCATAGAGGCCTCACGGATAGCGGGAGTAGTTGCGTACGAATTGGTCTTAAGGTCTGCGCCTACGACCGAGCCAAAAGGCAATATCCTAAAAAAATTAACGTTAGCTGCGACTTTAGTAAATTGTATAAAGCTATACCCGTTTGGATAATTATAGGCGTTTGTGTTAAAAGCAATAGACGGAAAATTATTAGTCGTACCTGTAGTAAAGGGCATAGTCCCCGTAATGGTGTAAGTCCCGTTAAAGGTTGAGCCGCATCCACTCAAGGTTACGCTCTGCCCCGTGCTAAATATTGCAGGGTTAGAAATCATTACCGTAGCCACGTTATTTTGTAATGTCGCTCCTACTACGGGAGCTGAGTCAAACCATAAAAATTGATTTATGAGATCTTGAGCGGCCTGGCAACACGTCTCTACGATATCTGAGGAATATAAATTTTCAATTCCCAAATTCGCACGAAGCTCGGCCTCGGTGACGTACGTTGCTGGCACTTTAATCTCCTTACTTGAAAAGGGCCGGTAGGGCTCAAAGGGCTAAGAGCCCTACCGACTATTAGGTTTTTTTTAGTTAAGGTTAAACTTAACGATACCCTTAGGCATTTTTGCAATAGTGGCCATATAACCATAAATCGCTACCTGTACTTGTAGGTTTGATACTACGTTTACAGACATATACGCCGTAGGTGATTGATAAACAGTAAAGGCCTCAGGTGCAAGGATTACCGCTGAGTCGTCAATAGTTGTAGTAGCGGTAAAGTTTTTATCCACGTACAAATCTAGGCCCAGTACGTTTCCACGAATAGAGCCAGGACCTGTAGTTCCGGCTGCGTTCATTGGTTGGCTAGCTGAGTAAATTGGCCGGCCCGTGGTATCTACGCTGCCCATCAATAATTGCCACTGGCTTCCATTAGCAATATAGTTATTAGCAAAATATCCTGTAGCTTCGTAAACCTTACGAGCTGAGTCCGAAGCAAATTCGATAATACCCGCTGAGTCTGCATCGCATCCTGAGCTATATTGACCCGCTGCAATAAGAGCAGCTAGTACGGTCGTATCGAGTGTCTTAAGGTACGCGTTCTGGAGTTGAGTAGTGAGCTCGGCATAAAAATTTGGATCTGATCTTTCCAGGAGCTCAACGCTCAGGGTATTCATTCCGGAATACTTGGAAATTGTTCCGGTCAAATACGCGGTTTCCATTCCGGTATTTTGTACCGCTCCGGCCTCAGCCTCAACAGTTACTACAGGCGCTACGCCTGTACCGCCACCGGCACTCGTAACGAGTGAGGGTACGTTAATCGTCATGCCAGAAGCTGGCAATACTCCACGAGAGCAAGCATCGATAGCAGGTGTACCGAAACGAGTGTTAGTTGGAAATTCTGATAGGTACTGAGTTGGTGAAAACGCAGGGTTTGTACTAAAGCTATCGTCTGCTGCGGTTACATATAGCTTAGAGTCCTCGTTACCGAGTGCGGCTTTAATTTTGTGCTCTGTATATGCGCCCATAGATGTAATTGGCGTACGTACTCGCTGAGAGTCTAAAACGGATGGTCGGATAATCTTACGAGCGGCTTCGACTTTCTCAGCCTCTACCGGTGTATCGACCGGAGTTTCCTCCGGTGTATTTTCTGGGGCTGTAGTCACAGCTTCCTCGCTTTCGGTTTCTGTTTCAACCTCTACGATGGTCGTAGAGATAGTTGTAGTTTTTTCTTTTGTGCTAGTCGCAGCGATGAGCTCAGCTCGTGCCGCTGCAATTTCATTAACGCCGGCGCTGGAAAAGGCCGCGCTTTCTACCAGCGATACCTCTTTGAGGACCGCCGCCGTAACGAGCAGGTAATCGCCCATCGGCTTAGAGGCCGTAACATCGACCCCTACGGATAAGCCGCTTACTAGGTTTTCCTGCGCCAACGTAAGAGCATCTTGTCCCCGGGTGCTCATACTCAAACGAAAGGATCCGTATACGCCCTCGGTTGAGTCGCTAAACGAAACGGCGCGACCTACCGGCTTATCTTGCTGGTGCTGCATTAATAACTTAATATTAGCAGCTTCGGCGATAGCTATAGAGCCTCGCTCAAACATAATCGGGCCTGCACTTGTAAAACCAATCTCGCCATAAGGCGCGACGAGTCCCGAAATCATCCGTCGCTCTACGTCGGCGGCTTGTATCTCTTGGCTAAACGTTAGTAGCACTTGTATCTCCTAGCGGTGTTAGTTGCTCCATTTGTCGGGCTTGGTTTACGTCAATTAAATTTAGATTTAACATTTGCTCGATAATATCTAAACGCTCTTTAGCATCGACACGTAAAAACGTATCGTCTACGGCGAAGCGAATTTGATTAGATGAGTTTGTTATGTCATTCATACTTAGCCGGTCCTCAATAGCTGAGATATAAGGCTGCAAAGAGTAAGCTACAAATTCTTTACGACCATCTAAAATATTTTGGTACGTCATACTATTATTCATGTCGCTAGAAATTAGCGCCGCTGGTACGTTCATCGCGCGCGCAATTTCCGTTGAAAGGTACTGGCTACTTTCCGTGTAGGTCATGTCCTTAGGTGAGAAAGATGTAGGGACATACTCGAGAGTGCTAGTTAAATACGCCGTACTACGATTTTGCCGGGCGCTCTTGAAAGCTGCTAGTAATCCTTGAATTTGTGCCTCGGGTAAATCTGCACCGGTATTCCGGAGTACTCCCGTAGGCATCGGTGTAGCGGCACTTACCGCGCTTGCTTTTTGTATGTCGTATGCAGCTTTAATAGTTGTCGATGCACTTTGTAATACACCGGGTAACAAAGATTGAAAAGTAACAAGAGATCCGATACCGCTCATAGGTACTTTATTACCGTCTACAAAATAATCTTGTATTTCTGTACCGTATTGATTAGTTGTATACGTAACGCGATTATTAGCTACCCACTCAAAGCCCGAGGGCCGTCCATCGTCGGCATATAAAGAGGTTGTACGCCAGTAGGCCACCGCATAAAAAATAAGCGAGTCCACGGTAGCCGAAATAGTAACGCTTCGAGGTTGTCTTAAATCGGGCTGCTCTAACCAAACAGGAGTACCTAATTTTTCTCCCGTTGATTTTTTATATAATGCTAAATCGATAGAGCTAATAACTCCCGCAATTAAATTACGGCATCTGGCAACGCTGGCAACCTGTAAAGCAAAATTACGATCTATAGCAACGCCGTTATTACCAAAAGTGCCCGTATTAAAAGAGCCATAACCGTAATTAATATCCATTACGGCAGGTGCGTACTGAGCCTCTACTTGAGGTTTATCGGAGCTCTTGAGCCCTAGAGTTTGGAGTATTCCCATGGAGGCAATTTTCTCAAAATGTCAAGGACAAAATCAGGTATTAGGCGGCGTGTCTAAATATAAACTTTAGCCTCGGCCATTGGCTGGTTGAGGATATGTACAATCATAGATAAGCCTATAGCTATATCTACGGGCCCTGCCGATTTACGTCGCACGATACGCCAGCTATCCGCCGACTCTTTAGCAGCGCAATTAGACATATGTGTTACAAGCTCGTCTTGGCCCGAGTGCACGAGGCGATTATTTGAGAGCGCCTGGTGCAAATCTCCCGAGGCCTGGTACCCCTTTTGTCCTGAGATATCGGTAATATTTATGCCGTTTACCTCGAGGCGTTTGGCGATAGAGGCCGTAGTGTATTTGTCATAACAAACGGTCCGAGGATAAAAGTCTTTGCACCATTTGGCTATATGGTCGGCCATGTAAAGCTCGTCGATAGAAACGTCACTATGAAAAGTCTCTAAGACCGCGACCCCTATACGGCCATCGGGCAATATTTGGCCCATCGTGAGCGAGCCATCGCGCCTAGACGGTGCCACGTCAAAGGCAAAGATAGTAAGCGGTCCCGCTGACATTTTAAGATCCTTATCGCCTGCATTTTCCACGGACATATGCGGCCAGGGTGAGGCGGTAGAGGAAATCCACTGGCAAAGTAGCTCGGTTTTAGTTGTCTCTATAGGCTGCGTAGCTACCGCCTCCTCGAGTGCATCCTCCGTAACCGTGTAGCCGAGTGCAGGGTTAGCCATAGCCCACGCATCGCGGTCGGTGATAGCGCAAAATTGAGGAGCCGAATACTCGTAGAAACCAAACGTCTTAGGAGGTGAGCTAAGGGCCCTCTCGCGTAGATCGTTGAGCACCGTACTAAAGGCATCGCCAGCGTTGCTGGTTAAAAGTGTTTGAGCGTTAGGCTTAGCACGAGTCGTAGGTGTTGCAGCTCTAAAGCCCTCCTCGGAGATTTCGCGTATTTCATCAACGTACAATAATGAAGCCGTGCGGCCTCGCGAGCCGTCCCGGGTTGCAGCTACTACATCGAGGCGGTGCCCGTTTTTTAGCTCTATCGACTCGGTGCCGTTAGCGTACCTAATCTGTTTAACCTGTTTACGCATCCCGTCATTATTTTCGATAGCGTAGGCGACTTGCCTAAAGGTGTCTAAAGCCATCGATCTATTAGAGCTCATAATAAGCACGTTAGGGCTATCAAATAGAAACATATGTCCAAGCATGACCATACGCGCCAGATGAGTCTTACCCTGCTGGCGGCTGCATAAAATCAAATTAGTCTTGCGGACAAACATATTATTCTCGTCTACGGTGCACATATCGTTAATTACAAAATCTTGCCAGGGTAAAAGCGGCATCCCTATCGAGTCTGCCAGCTGAGCTATTTCAACGCCGCGGGATTTTCCCTCGAGGTAGGGACTATGTAGGCGAGGCTCAGTAGCCCCATAGCGAGGCGTTTTTATTTTGGTCATATCCCTATCAATTCTGCTCAGGTTGTCCCGTACACGGGCCGGCTAGGAC